CAGGCCATAAAATTTTTTTTTAAATGTTAATATTGTAAAGCGGAATTTTTACACTCCGCTTTTTATTTTAATTTATACTCCGTAAAGAACTAAATCAGCACCAACTCCGATTTGAACACCTGCATTGTAACGCATAATAACACGATAGTTTAAACTTCCGTCTATTGGTGACATATCAATTGTTTGAACGATATTTTTATCGTTTAAAAGTCCGCAACCGAAATAAAGGTTATCAGTCGTAGTTGCTATCATATTGTCGTTTCCTAAACCGTTAGCCATAAAAATAGGAATTCCGTCAAACGAAAGAGAACCGTTTGTGTACCATTGCGTTCCTTGTGCGTTTGTTCCATTTGCTCCTAAACCTGAAGCACCAAAACCACCCAATGCGCGTACATACAATTTTGCAATTTTTTGTGAAACGTAAAGTTTTAATCCTTCTTTTCCGTAAAGTGCTGCCGGGATTGCGTCAACAACTTTCCCCATTTCAGCGATAACTACTGAAGCGTTCATATTTGCACCCACTACTCCCGTTACATCAATTACGGTTCCGTCGTTTAGTGCTAAAGTTTTGATACTATCAAATGTACCCGCTCCATCGGAACCTGTCCAAATGTTTGTTTCAGTTGCCGCGGCAACTTTTGCCGAAACGTGAGCGATTAAGAAATCGTCAAATGATTTAGGCATAGTTCCGTAAGAAGAATAACCCATTTCGGCCGCTTGCCAAGTTTGCATTAAGTCCATTTTGCAAAGTTGAATATTAACCTGCAGTTCTTTTGTTTTTAATACTTTTTCAGTAAGTGTTACGGTTCCTGCTCCTGTTTGAAAATCGCAGGCCGCATTTGCGACAATTGGACCCGTAGATAAATTTTGTAAAACTTGTTTGTATGCGACATTTGGTAAAATTGTAATTCCACCATTGTCTAATGTTGGTGCGCTTAATAAAGAGGCGCTTAAATACTTACCTGCGAATGTACCCGCGTAAGTTGATCCTGTTGTAACCGGATTTGCCATTTTTTAAATTTTTAAGTTGTTAATATTATTTGTTAATTTTTTCTAAAATTGTATCCATTAATGTTTTTGGTCTATTACTTCCAAATTTCATTTGATTTACTTCGTTTTTATTTTCGGGGTTAAAAGAAATTGGGTTAACTTCTGCTAGTTCGGTTACTTCTGTTGTAACTGCGTCAACTTTAGATAAGTTTTGTATTTGTGCTTTTAACTCTTTATTTTCTTTTTCAAGTTTTTCAATTTCTGCAAAGAAAGTTTCTTTTACTATGCTTTCGATTGTCTTTTTTGTTGTTTTTGCTTCTACTTCTTCTTCTACTTCCGGCGCTTTTTCTTCTACTACTTCTTCTTCAGTTGTTGCTTCTTTTACTTCTAAAATAATTCCTTCAACTTCAACAACTAAAATTCTTCCGTCTTCTAGTTCGTATTCTCCAATCGGAACAGGAATTTTTTGCTCGTCTTCAGTTACAATAAAAACTTCTTTGTCAGTTTCAAAAGTATCCGCTTCAAAAATTGTTATTCCGTCAATTAATTTAATTGTTTCTAGTTTTACTTCCATACCGAGTAAACTTTTAATTTGGTTAATTACGCTTGTTTTCATTTTTTTGTTTTTTGGTTATATTAATATAATTTAATTGTTTATTTTTTGTTGTATTTTCAAATTTAAACTGCACCAATTCCTTGTGCTTTTAGTGTGCCGTCGCAACACTTTACATTGTAAGATTTTCCGTCTTTACATAGACAACCGCGCCTGCCTCCTTTCGGACTTGTTCGTGATTTTTCAGCGTCTTTTTTCTTTTTATCGTCCATTTTATTATTTTTTTTAGTGCTTCTGTAAGTCACGCCCACGCTCTATTCTTCACTTCTCTTAAAAAACGTATTAGACCTTCATATAAAACTAAAGTTCGTTAAATCGCTTTAAAAGTGCTTTAAATAGCATTTAGTATTTTTGTTATTTTTACGTTTATTTGCCCTGTCGTGTATAAGATTTGACGTAATTTTTACTTGATTTTAATTTACTAGTTCGCGTTTTTGCGTGTACTCCGGCGCGTTTAATTTTTGGTTTTTTAAGGTGGATTTTAACGTTAGTTTGCTTCGCCATTTAAAATAATTTCTTTGATTTTATCCATTAAAATTTGTTCTTCATTTACTAAACTCATTTCGTATTTGTCCGCAAAATAACCTTCAATAGAAAATCCTTTTACTTCGCCTAATTTAACTTTGTTCCAAATTTCATCATTATTTACTTTCATTGAAATTACCCAAGTTCCTTTTGGAAAGTTAAAATCGTAGTTCATAGATTTGTCGTGTTGACCTTCTACTATCCAACTTTCAACGACTGACATTCCGGTAATTTTATCTTTATGCTCTAAAGTTGCGTTATTATGATTGCTATTCATAAAAAATAATTCACTTGCTTTTCTTACCGTTTCTTCCGAAAAGTAAATATAGTATTCTTCGTTTTTTTCGTTCTTGCGATAAATTTGTTTATTTGGAATTAATGCCGCCCCCATTAAAATACGCTTTTCTGCGTCAACTTCTTTTAACTCTATTTCGTGTTTTTTTAGTGCTAAAAAATCGCTTTCAATCGCCGGACTTTCTACAACGCTTACTGCGGAAATTCCGCTTTCCTCGTCTTTTTCGTCAATAATTAATTCTACTATTCTCATAACTATTAAATTAAATTTTTGTTGGTTTGTTGCATTTTTAACCGACTTTTAACCACCTAATGTTGCGTTTTCTAGTCTATTCCTATCAAGTGCTTGTTGTGAAGTTACTTGACCGGAAACAACATACGCTTGTACGGGTTGTTGTCCTAAACTTGCTAATTGATTAACTCCGCTTTGACCGACAACGTTAAATTGTGGCGCGCTCATTGTTGGCGCAGTTGTTCCTTTATCTCCGCCGCCTGTATCGCCACTTGGCGCGGTTGCGCTTTCAAATTGTGACGCGGCTATTTTTTTAATGTTCATTAAACCAACCGCAACTGCACCCGCGGCGGCTATTGGCGCTAAAACGGGTCCAACAACAGGAATTCCAACGGCTGACTTATACGCCGCCATTGCTGAAGTATATGTGTCAATAGTTGTCGAAGCAATATTTGCCGCTTTTTGTATATTAAACGCAGTTTTTTGTGCTTTTTTATTTTTACCTGCAAATAGTGTAGCAACGTCGGCAAACGCTTGAAAACTTTTTTTCGTTAAATCAAGTTGACTTGATAAAGTAGCCGCTTTTTTGTCCGCTACTTCTTTGTCTAGTGCTTTTTGTTTATTTGCTACTTCAGTTTCTAATTTAACTTTATCGTCAGAATATTTGATTTGAAGTGCCTTTAACGCTTCTTCATTGTTTGCGTATAAAAGTTGTTGTGCTTTATAGTCTAAATCTAATTTTAAAAATTTAAATTCGTCCGCGCTTAATAAAACTTCTTGTAACTTTAAATCTGCCGCGGCTTTTTTGTCTTTTTCTGCTTTGTCTAAAACGTCTTTTTTCTTATTGTAGTCATTTTCTAAAGCCAATAATAAATCTTTGTTTCCTTTTGCGGCAATTATTTCTTTTTGATAAGCGTCATATAATTTTTGTTGCTCGGTGTCAGTAAGCGCCGCGATTTTATCAAAAACCTGTTGGTCGTATTTATCTTCTATTTTTAACTTTTCGTCGGCTTCATTTTTTTTAAGTGTCGTTATGTCTAATTTGTGTTTTTTTGCTTCAGCGTAAAGTTCGGCATATTTTCTTTGTACTGCAACAATCTCTTTTGCTTCTTCGCCTAGCAAACTATCAGCGTAAGCGTTTTCTAAATCTTTAATTTTCTTTAAAGCATCTTCACGCTCTTTTACTTTGTCGGTTTCTCTTTGTTTATTTTCTTTTGCTTTTTCTTTGCCACTTTCTATTGCTTCTTTATTTTCGCTATTTTCTTGACGAGCCAACATTTTCTTTTGTTTGTTCAATTTTATACCCGTCATTGCACCTTCGGTTTCCGCTTCGTTTAGAGCCACCGTTGCGTCGCGAATTTCTTGCTTCATCTTAATTTCCGCTTGTCCTCCAAGTGCTTTTGCTTTTGCTTTTAAAATGTTTAAATCAATCTGTGCAATCCTTACACGTTCTGCGGCGGCTTTTGTTTCTTCTTTTGTTACAAGTGCTAGTGCTTTTCGTTTATCAGCCATAGACGCGGTTTCGTCTGTTAAAATTTCTCTTGATTGAACGAGTAATTTATTAACCGCCGATTGTGTAACCGCTTGTTCTTTTCTTGCTTTATTATTTGCTTGTTGTTCTTTTTCTAAATTTTTTACAATGTTGTAAGTCTTACCATTTGCGGCATTTTCAAGTTGTTTAAACGACGCGGCGGCTTCTCCATTTGCGTTTTTAATTGCTTGTGCGGCTCCTTTAAAATCTAAAGTAATAAACTTGTACGCCGCTTGTGCGGCATAACCAAACGCGCGTACTAGTCCCATTACTGCGTCTTTTACTTGTGTTCCTACTGCGTTTAAACCCGCCCAAACCGCCGCAATATCTTTTCCTCCTTGAACGTTAGATTGGAACGCTTCATAAACAAATTTTAAAGCCGTTACAATACCTGCAATAAGTAAAACAATAGGATTTGCTAGTAACTTCATAAATTGTGCGCCTAACTTCATTACTCCACCTTCTGCGGCTCCAAGTCCCGGAATAAGTCCTGTAATTGCAGTTTTAATCGCTCCAAATGTACCCATTTTAGCACCTGTGGCGGCACTCGCATTTCCTAAACCTGTGACTGAAGCCGTAGCAACATTCGACGATACACTTACCGCTTGAATTTCTGCGGCGGCGGCTCCTGCATTTGTCTTTACTTCAAGTTCTATTACTCTTTTTTCAGCCATTATTTTTTAGTTTTTTTTCTATTAATTTTTTTCTTAACGCTTGTTTAAATTGGTCTTTTATTGAAGTCGTAAATTTATACTTGCCTTTTGCAATGTCTATGTTTTCACTCTCTCCGTAAAAGTTGCTTAATAAAAGCATTTCAATTATTTTATTTATCATTGTTGATTTATTATTATGAAACTTGTATCCGTGCTTTCGTCTTCGTATTGGCTTGTTAAAGAAATTGTAATTATTCTTTCTGTATTTCGTGGAACGATAATATCTAAAAATCCTTCACTTGTAAATTTACTACTTGACAAAATAACATCTCTTGCGTTTTCGCTTTTTTTTACTAAAACTCCTACAACTCCATTGCTAAAATAAATTGCCGTCCTGTATTTATTTTCAACCGTCACTAATCCGTCAAAAACTGCAATTGGTTTAACTTCTTCAAAGTCGCTTATCAAAGTAAAATTAACATCACCTGTCGTTAAGTCGCTTTGCATTTCATTTATCAAATAACGTTTATCTCTTATTACAAGTCTATCATTTAATTGTAAAGTTGTCAATATAGAAACAGGAAGTATTGTTTTAACTTTTACTAATCTATTTTTTTTCTTGTATAGATTTTCAAGGTAACTCGAATAGTAAAGTTTGTAAAGTGTGTTCGGAGCATTAACTAAATAAAAACTAGATATTTCTTCGCCAAAATTTAATGATACAGGCAAAAAACCCCCAACTGAACTATTAATGTTTGTGTCTTGCCCGAATGGAATGTAATCACTTAAACCTTGTGCAAAACCATTTAAATTGTAAAAGTATTTATTGCCTGCAGTTAGTGTTGTAACTTCGTTCATATACAATAAAACAGGTTTTGGAACATAGGGTGAAAAATCTTTATTTAGACAATAACCTACTTGTAAATTATTTCCAAAATTATTTTGCAATAAGTTTTCAAACGGACTTTCAATTTTGTAATCTCCGCCGTCGTAATTAAAACCTATTTTAGCATTTCCGTATCCGTGTGCGTCTATATTCAAAGGGTTTTCTAAAAATGCTTTATTCATAAAACATTCGCTATCTTGATACTTAAATTCAATAGACTTATACAACTTCATTCTTTCAATTTCAATGCTTGTTATGTCTGTATATTTCGTTATATCTCTAATTTTACCTTTACCATACCAAACCGTTAACGGGTCAAAAGTAAATACGTCTTTTTGTGTTGAGGTAATAGTCATATTAAATTCTTTACATATTCCTGTAATAAAATCGCTTATTTTCATATCGGGCGCCATTTGTGATAAATTTGTTGTACCCGAAGTTGTTTGTGAAGAATTTGCAACCGCTTTCATAGTTTCAACACTACCACCAAAAAAAATTCTTTTTCTTGTATATCTAAAATCAAAGTTTATAGTGTTTGGTGTGTTTGACCTTACCACAAAAGTAAAAGTTGCTGTATCCGAATTATTAATGTTAATCGAAAAAGGAGCGGTTAAAGGTGTTGTGTTTAAGTTGTACGGCATTAACGTATCGAAAGTAAATGCTTGACTAAAAACATTATTTTTGTAAACATCAACAAAAAATTCCGCAGGATCGGTTGGACTTATTGCAGTACAAAAAATATTTAAAGTGTGTGTAATTGTGTACTCGGTTGAAGGTGTCGCAGGATATATTTTAAATGTATTATTACTTGTATTAAATGTGGTGATTGTTTGTGGTATAGCATAATAAGTAACATTTGTAAAATCTATTGGAACAGGTGCGCCATTTAAAATTAACTTGTCTTTATTTTTAAACCATAAAAACGCTTTTTTAAACATATCAGTTAACAAAAATAAACCGTTAAATGTTATTCCGTATTTACTTTCAATTAAATCAAATATACTTGCAACACGAACCGCAGGGAATAATTCCGTGTTTAATATTACTCCTGTTGAAGAACCTATATTGTTTGTGTCGTTAGGTGGATAAATAAACCAATCGGGACAATCTTCTTGTGGAATTGGAACACTTGAACCAAATTGCCAAACTCGTTTTGAAGTTATTAATGGATAACGCACGTTGTAATCATTTACTGCGCTATCTATTGTAATCCTGTTGTAAACTTGTTGACTATCGTATTGGTGATTTACTGCCGTATAATCTAACTGACTTAATTTATCTTCGTTAAAATAATCTTTTAAAGAAACTCCTGCTCCGTAAAATGTCAACGAATAACTATTTTCTTGTCCGTTTTTTAAGTTTGCTTTTTCTAACTGAATTTTACCTCGTCTAAATAAAATTGTGTCAATTTCTATGTATGCTTCGTGTCTATTTTGATAATCAAAAATTGCGTCAACGTCGTTTTGGTAAAAATGCTGAAATATTCTATTATTGTACGGTGAACAAGGAATTGTAAAACCTTGTGAAAAGTCGGTGTAAATTTTTGAAATATCCGTTATGTTTTGTATTGTCGAATTTACCGTAATTTTTTCGTCATTGAATAACTCTAGTTTAAAATAATCCAAATCGCCAACTATTCCGCAACTCGGCACTAAATAATATAATTGTTGATTATTAATCCAACTTGTATTAAACGGCAGTTCATAAACTAAATTTCCGCTTCCGTCAATTACTTGTAAACCGACGTTATACATATCAAATCCGGGGTTATACCAATATATCAAGTATGTCGTATTTGACATTAAAGAAAGAACTTGCGAAACTTCATTGAAATTATTTCCTTGGTGTACATAATTTAAAGTGTTTGTTATGCCCCCTCCATTTGTTGCAATTAATTGAATTTGCGCCGTAATTGTAGGGCCATCTGACCTTAAAACAAAAGTATAATCACAAAATGGTGGTGACGCGGTAGTTTGTTTTCCAATAAATATTCCTACTTCTCTTTTCATTAAATTACTGAATTAATAACATCAAAAGCAAACTCGAACTCTAAAGAATAATTAATTTGTTTTGTGTTTATGTTCTTAAATAACTCCGTGCTTTTTGTGTTTATCTTTGCAGGTTTATTATCAATCAATATTCTTTCGCTTAACATTATTTGTTTTAATACTTCTTTCCAAGTTTCTTTAACCCAACCTGTATTTACTTTTATTTTTTTACTTCCGTTAGTGTTAAATGTTTTTCTTTGTCCTTCTAAACCACTATAAAAAGTTGAAGGAGTACTTAAAAATTGTGAAGTCTGCAATAAATTGTATTCCGTATTTTCAACGTTAAATGTATCGTTACTTGCTTTAAAAAAAAACTCACGTTGCCACGCTCCGTATTTATTTACAAAGTCAATAATTACAGGTGTATATTTACATTCATCTTGTGGGTAAAAATACCAAGTTTTTTGTACTACTGACGCGGCATTTAAAATTTCAACTTTATTTCCAACAAGTAAATTGTTTGGTGTTGTTCTTACTCGTGGAATGTCAAAAGTTCCATTTGATATAGATAAACCTGTAAACGAACCTGTGCTTAAATTTGTGTATTTTGCAGTAAAACTATTGCCGCCTGTTACTCGTATCTTACCGGGGTCGCTTGTTGGATTGTAATAATAACTTCCTTCATCAAGTGCGTAGTCTCCTAAATCAAAATTGTAAAGATTTTCGTAATATGTATAACCGTCAAACGCTATGTGTGTTTGATTTAACCCAACTTGTATGTAAAAAGTTCCATCGTATGTAAAAAGTTTCAATCTTACATTAACTCGTTCATTTGTTGGGTTTGCTATTGCTGAATTTCCACCGCTTGAACACGCTAAAAAAGTTATGTATTCTCTAATGTAAGAACTAATATCGTATAAAGTGTCAACATTTAAAGGCGAAGAAATTAATTTACTTAACGTGTATGTTGGTACTCCTAAAAAAGTTGCAGTATTACTTAAATAAATTTCCAACTTTGAGCCAATCTGTCCCGCTTGTGATATTCTAACGATATACGGTGAACGTGCGAATATATTTGCCATTATTTTTTAGTGTTTGTATATGTAAATAAATTTTCAATGTCTAGCGCAAATTTTTCTATTAACTCATCAGGTAATCTTTTAAATGCAGTTTCAAATGGTGTTGTAAAAAACAAACTCGGTTTAATTCCGCGATTGTAAATGTTACTCGCTATTATTTGCGATATTGCGCTATACTTACCTTTTTTGTATTTGCCTTTATCATCTCTTAACCTTATGTTTCTTTTTAATGCCCATTTTTCGATATTGCTTACAAATAATCCCCATTGACCTGAAGCCGAACCGCTACCAAACTTGAACGGACTATTTGGCGCTTGTTGTCCTCTTATTTTTGCATTTGGTGAAACTTTGCTAGGATCTTTTCCTTTTACTCCTTTGTCTTGAAATTGCCCGTATGGGTTCATTTCAAACTCCATACTAAACGAATTTGGCATTGCTTTAACATTTCCCTTTAAACTTTCGTAAAGTCCTTTCGTATCGTTTTTTTGTAAACTACTTAAATTCCTTCGTGCTTCGTTAATAACAAAATCTCTAAACTTTTCAAGTTCTATTTGTACTTCGCTTTGTTTCATATTAACATTTTGTCATTTCGTTAGGTGTTACAATGTCAAGTGTCATAGTCCAACCCGCCATATAGTTTTCAAATCTTTCAGTAAATGGTTCTAAATTTGCGGTGCTTTCAACCATAAATAAGTCAAACGCTAAACTTCCGTGTTTCATTATTTCGTATGCTCTATTTAATACTGCGTGTTGTGTATTTAACACGTCTATTTCGTTGTCGTTACCTGTAAAAATATCAGTTGTTATTTCTTTTGGAATATCTACAATATCCATTGCGATTAAACTTACATTCCAAGTAATTGTGCTTTCGGATAGTGTGCAGTTGTTAACCATAATATGCAATAAAGGAAATATAGTTTGCTTTGCTAAATCTACTTTGAAAATGTCACCTTGTGTTACCGTATTAACGATTGCGTCCGCGTCAAAGTGTGTTTTTAATTTATCTAATAAGTTATAGTAACCGGTCATTTGCGTATTTTATTTAATTGTCTTTGTTCGATTTCTTGCTTTTGTTTTTCAAAGGTAAGATAGGTAAGACATTGAGTAAGTTTATAGTTGGTAACTGCGTCAAATCTTGTAATATCTCCCTGTGCGATTGCATAGATTGATTGATACCAACCCCATTGTTTTGCGAATTGATATGTTTCGCTAAATTCTGTGCTATCGTCGGATCCTTCAGCATTTGTTGTTCCAAATAAGAAGTCGTAGCGTTTAATAAGTCGCTTCCTAAATTCCAAAAAAAAACCGAAGAAGCGATAGCAATTGTAACCGGCGCGAACTTCATAAGGTTTTGCATTTCTTCGTTTGGTTCATAGTCTGCAATCTTGTATTGGTTTTTGTACTTTAACGTTATTGGTCTATACATTACTGCAAGTGCTTTGTGGTATGTGTCCCAATCCTGTAAATTATTTTCCAAATCTACATACTCGCCAAACGTTATGTCCTCTAAACTTGTAATAAAGCCGAACTCCTGCGAGCCAATAAAAAACGTTGGTTGAAATTTTGGTGTAACATCAAATATTTTTGTAAAGTGTGCAATTAATTCGTTTATGCTAGTCAACTTCATTTTTGCAATTTCTTTTAATTGAATGTTGCAAAAAATCTCAATCATTTTTTGAGCGACAAACTCCTCGTCGTTGCTTCCGTCTTTTGTAATTAAGAACTTTTGATATTGACCTAAAGTAATTTCTTCTAAAGTTGTCGGCACTTCTATTTCTAACTTCATATAGTAATAATTAATTATTCGTGTTTTTGTTATGAGCGTTTTTTTGAATGTAATCGTATGCTTCTTTGAGCAAATTTATATCGCGTATATTTCTTAAATAAATTCTAACTTTGACGCCTTTCATTTGATAGATATAAATTTGTACCGCCTGCATCATTATTTCTAAATCGTTCATTTAATAAAATATTGTCCTTTTGTAGGATTGTTAAGTTGATATGCTACTGCGTAACGCAATGCGTCTATGGCGTGGTTGTGTTTGTCAATCGGTGTTTTTGACTTTTTTTCAAGCCACGAATAGTTGTTTAGTTCTTTTATTAAGTCTATGCTTTCTTCAGTTATTATTAAGTCGTAATCCTGTAATAAACTAATACCATAAATTACACTATCTGCACCTTTGATTGTAGCAACAACATTATTTCCAAGTGCATTTAATTCGCTTATCAATCGCGGTTCGCTATTGTCACCAACTATTAAATCTTTGTTTGCATACTCGCTATTTAATCTTGCTATTTGACTTGTTGTTAACGCTTGTTTATAGTACAATAGTTTAACGTAAATAACTTTGTTTGCTTTATCTATGTTTGTCTTGACTAACGTTGTTGGGTCATTACTAAAACCATAATCTTGTCCGTAAACACTTGTTCCTGTTTCTTTAAATTCTCCTATCTTCCAATTAGTAAATATAACTCCTTCTGCTTTGTCTAACCAACCGCCAAGGATTGTGTGTTTGTATTTCTCCGGTCGTCTTAATCTTATATTCTCAACTTGATTTAAAAAACTATCGGATAGATTTTCAATGTTATCCAAGTACGTTGTATGTATGTAAGTAGTATCGTCTTTAATTAGTGTTGCGCCTTGTTCTATTCCTTTGCTCTCAAAAAACTTATCATAAATAAAATGTTCTTTTGTTGTAGGATTTAAAATTAAAATAATTCGATTTTGTTTTGTCTTATGTCTTATTGACAAATCTATTTTATCAAACGTGTCTTCGTCTGTAAGTTCTTCTGCTTCGTCAAGTATCCAAGTTGTGACACCTTGCAAAGATTTTAAGTTTGCAGTTTGTGAACCACTACTTGTTTTAATTCCTTTGAATATTATTTTACTTCCTGTTACTATGTTTATTATTTCGTCTTTAGTTACTATAAATTGTTCTTGCATTTTCATTAATTCAATTTTCTCTATGAACTCGGGTATAATTGAAATTGAAGCCGAAACAAGCGTGTAACGTGTAAACAAAATAACGTGTTCGCTTTCGTTTGTAAGCAACAACAAGAACGTTGTAACGCTAAATGATTTCGAGGAACCACGCCCGCCTGTTACAATGAAGTAACGCGATTGACTACCAAGATAATTAAACTTTTTATTTAATGTTATCAATCTTAAATAAGTCTTTTACGTCAAAGTCGGAAACATTTAAATTTGTATCAGTAGTTTGTTTAGGCGCGCCGTAGCAACTATCCATTAACGCCTTGTAAGCGTTTACATCACCTTTACTTGCTTTTAATAACATTGCTAAAGTAATTGCTTGTTCTTGCGTTAAAGTTTCTTCAGCGCCTGTTATAGCGTTCTTTTGCTTTGTTGCTAGTTCAAATAATTCTTTAACTATTGTGCTTCTGTTTCTGCTTCCTTTCGGTCGTCCGTTTGGGTTAGTTACTACACCTTTTTTAAACGGTTTTAAATTTTCTTCGTTAGCCATTTTTTCTTATTTTTCTCTTATTACTTTGTTAATTTCTTTCTGCGTTTTTCTTCTTAAATTTCTTAAAGGTTGTGTAATTTCTAAATGTTTAATATTGATTACTATCCATTCTTTGTTTGCTTCTTTTTTATTTAAGTATTCTATTGCTTCAGTCAAACGCATTTTCTTCAGTATTATTTCACTATTGTTTCTTCGCTATTTAAATTTTCTTCTTTGTATTCGTTATAGATAGTTTTTAATTTTATTACTAAATCTCTCAAGCAACTTATACAACTAGATATTGTTCTTTGTTCGTTTAATACTCTATTGTTAATTATTAAAAATTGTTCTTGTTCCTCACTTGTTAAAGTGTCCGTGTTTTTTTTAAAATAAGTGTCAAGCGTATTAAATTCTTTTTCAGTTAAACACTTTGGTTTTGTGTACGGAAATAGTTCGTTTAACTTTTGTTTTCTCTCCTCGCAACCGCAATCCTCACCTGCTACAAATTTCACAAGTTTATTAATTCCTGTTGCTTTTGTAATCTTTGCGATTGTATCGCCTAGTCCTTTACTTTCGTTTTTCATTTTTTTTTGTTTATTAGTTCGTAATCATTGTTTTTAAAATCTTCGTAGTCTTCCCCTATTGTATTTTTTATTCTTTTCTTACAAGTCTTTATTGTGTTAAAGATACTTGTAACGCTTATGTTTGTTTCTGCGCTTATTTGTCGTAAACTTTTATTCGTGTTTTTGTATAACTCAAATAGTTGTTTATCGTACCAATGCCATTTACTACACTCTAAATCTATATTGTTTAACAAATCGTTGTACGCTTCGTTTTCTTCAGTATTGTTTTCTTCTGCTAAATTGTAAACGTCATCTAAAGGTATAAATGAGATTTTATTTTTTTTGTTTATATGTTGAAGAAAAGTATTTTTTAAGGCGAAATACATATAACCTTTATTTATTTGTTCGTCTTTAAATAGTTTTTCTTCGCTACTCCATTTGTACAACATTATGTACGTTTCCTGTACAATGTCTTCAGCAAAGAAATACTCGCCAAATGAATTAACTATTTTAACCCAATCTTTGTGTTGCTTTGCAACTTTTGTTAACCACTCCAATTTTTCATTGTTTAGATTTAAAGCAAATGTATGATTAATTTTTCAACAATAAACAAACGAAGTTATTAACAATAAGTTGTGTATAAACAAAAAGCGCAAATAATTAAATCTGCGCCTGTTGAATTAAAGATTGTCAAAACATAATATTGGACTTTTTTCTGCTACGCAACTTCCAACAACATTGTAATAAAAGTAATCTATTGCTTCTTCGTTACTCATTTCTTTTTCGAGTATCTTTAAACACTTTTTTACAGAATAAATCAACAACATATTTTTTTCGTCAACTCCTATTATTGCTTTGTCGAAGCCGTCTAAAACTAAAAAAGTTTCTTCTTCGTAGTGTGCTATTATTTCTTTTATCATTTGTTGACAAAGTTATCTATTTTTTTAAGTGTAGATAGCGAAACGTCTTTTGCTTCCAAGAAATTAGTAAGTTGAAAAAAATGAAATTTGTTTCCTTTCTCTTGTATTTGTTTTACAACTTGATTTCGTTTTTTAAACGCTAAAATCTTTTGTAATTCAGCGCGTAGTTGTTCGTCTTGTATGTGCATAATTAAAAGGGTAAATCGTCGTTAGTATCTAATGTTTTGTATTGTGGCTCATTATTTTTTATTTGTGGCTCACTCTTTACAAATGGTTCGCTAAATGAAGCCGACATAAATTTAACCCCGCTTCCTGAAGTTTTAAGCCATAACGCTATCTCCATTTCTTTTCCGTTTACGTTTACTTTGCCTTTGTAATCCGGGTGATTTTCCGCTTTTTTGTAATCATTTTTAAAAATTGCACCTGTGTTAATTTTTGTTTCCATTTTGTTTGTTTTTTATTTAGTTTATTATTATTTGTTTTTTTGAATATTTCATATTATCAAGCAACGCAAAATTTACGTTTGGTATTCTCGCGTAATTGTCGTTTGTGTCTATTGGTCTATTTATTGGAACTTCTTCAACTTCTGCATAAACTTTAACGTTTTTTAAATTAAACTTTTCTATTAAGTTATCCGTTTTTCCGCCGTAACTCGCAGTTAAAATTAAATTCTTTGGTATATCGTTTAGTCTATTAATCCAATAGTTTAAAGATTTTGTGTAGGCCCAAAATTCTACGTTTGGATTTTCTTCTGCTAGTTTCAACCACATATCAAAATAAGATTGGTTAAAGAAATCTCCGCTTGAATGTATGCGTATTGCTTTGCAATCTTTAGGAATTACAGGTACGCCGCCATTTCTTACAAAGTCGAAATTATTGTGTCTGTGGTTTCTAACCGCAGGAAATCGCTCGGCACTTGACGCGTAACAACGATATTGACCTTTTGTAACATCAAACTTTCCTGTTACTTTATCAACTACTACTTTACATTCCATTGCAAAAGGGCAAGTTGTACCTGTTGGTAGATTGTATTCGTAAACCTCGCCCTCGTAGTATGTTTTTTTCTTTACAAACTTACTCACATTATTTATTTTTGTATTCGTGTTTTAATCTTTCAATGTAAAGAACAAAATCCATTGCCTCCTCCTGTGCGTGTGTAAGCCAATCCAATGTGCTTAAATCGGTTCTCTCTAGCGTTGTCTTGTATTTCTTCATTCCTGCCTCCGAACGTTCTTTAAATCGCGCCATAACGCTTAAAACGTTTTTATCTTGTATTTGTATGTCCATATTTTAAAATTTACCTCGTCCTGTGAATATTTGACATTTTATTACTTCTTTGTTTATGTAACGTAAGTAGTTGCATAATTTTTTAATTCGTGTTTTCATATTAGCCAAATTAAAAATTTAATAAATCCTACTATTGCAAACCCATAAACACAAAGCGCGATTACTATTCCTATTGTTTTTTCTTTCATATTTTTATATTATTATCGTTAATAAATTGTTGTAATTTTTCTCTTATTTCGTACATTGCTTCGTTTCCGTTGTATTTGTATTCACTTCGTAGCCAATGGTCAAACTCAACTAGTGTTAAATAATAATTTAATCCATTGTTTGCAAAATCGTATTCGTCTTTTTCTTCGGGCAAATTAAATTGAAGTGTTGCTTTCATAATATTTCGTTTAATAAATCATAGTAAATTCTTGCTTCAGTAACTTTTTCTTGTATCGCCCAAATAATTGTTTCGTCACGTTCAACTTTAAATACTTTTACTTTTCTGTTGTCGGGTATTTGGTCAAAGTTATGTTTCTTTTCTACATACTCGCGTATTTCTAAATCTTCGTCAATTACTTTGTGTTTCCAATGTTCGCGGCGTACCTCATCCTCTACTATCTCTAAAGGCGTATTTATTAAGCAATAACATAGCAACGCTTCAGTTTTACCCGTAAGCCATAAATATCCTTGCAATTGGTAAAAATAATCTTTAGTCGGTATTTCAGTTTCAAAAAATGGAAAAGTATGCGCTTCGTAACTACATTTGACGTCAAGTAATATTTCATTCGTGTTTACGTCGGGTGTTCCTGTAATAAAATCGTTTGCAAAGTGTTCTTCGTTCTTGAATATAAAACTTAAACCTAAAACATTATTTACTAAAGTTATGGCTTCGTCCTCACATTGTAAACCTTTATCGGTGTATCTGCTAGAAAATTCTTTTTTAATTCCGTACTTGTGTTCTAAAACAAGTTCTTGTATGTAACTCTTTGCAGTTTGGCTTAATAGTTCTTTTTTATTTCTTGGTGCAGTCATTAACTTTCCCAATGCTGAACAACGTATTTTCATAATTCTAAAGTTTTTAATTGTGCAGGTGTCAAAGAATAAGTTGCGATTAATTGCTCGGTTGTAAATTCTCCTTTACCTATGGCGTCAATTGCTTTTTGAAAACGCTCGTTTGTTATAGTTGGTTTCTTTGGTTCGTGTTTTACTTGTTCGCCTCCTGCGTCTGTATCTTTATCCGTCACAATGCCCAAAATCGAACTCAAACAATAACGACGGAAATAAGTTGTTCCGCTTCCGAAAGATTGGTATAAATTCATTTGCTTTAACTCTACTTGCGGAATTAAAGTATTGCTTTCTAAACTCTCGCCGCTTTCAATGTGAAATAGTATAGTTGATAAATAGTTTTCACGCTCTTTTGAATTAATTAATTGTGTAAATGCTAAACCGTTTTTCTTCAGTAGCGGGTTTATTACTTCAAAGATTTTCGGTAAGTCTGCGTAAGTATATCCATACCCTTGTGTTGATTTGTGAATAACAGGTACTTCCTGCTGAAATTGTGCTAGTGCTTTAAATAAATGTTTCATAGTGTTAGTTTTTGTTTGTTATTAATTATGTTTTTTATTTGTTTTCTTCTTTCAACCATTCAAAAGCATTTTTTCTATTTACTTCATACTCTACACTTTCAATTTGATTTCCTTGTTTGTCTAAATTTTGAAGTGTCCAAAGTCGTAAACGTGTATCGAAATAAATTTGCTTTGTTTTTGTTTTGTTGTCGTGCGTTTTCATAGTAGTTCTTTGTTTTAAATCGTTTTGTTATTTAATCCATATAAAGATATTGTACTTTTTCTTTTGGTCTTAATGCGTCAAAAAAACCTTTTGTTATATTTCCTTTTGTATTTATTTCAACATTACAATAAATAGTTTCTCTATTATATTGTTGACCTTCTTTTACATTTCCTACAAATAAAATAACGTGTCCTTTTCTTATGTTAAAAACACTTACTTTTTGTTTGCCGTTTAATTTTTCTGTTCTTAAAATAATTCTGTCTATTGTGTTTTGTTGTTGCGTTGTCATAGTAGTTTTTTTTTTTTTTGTTATTAATTATATGTAAATGTACTGCCTTTTTATATTACAAACTAATTAAATTAAATAAAGTTATTAACAATTTAATTTTAATTAAATCTTGTTTTGTTAATTACTATTGTTTTGTAAAGTAAGAATTTGCGCACCACTCCCTGCAATCCCAAGTGTCGTTTACAACGTTATTAACTAAAGCGACAACGTGACCCGTTGTGTGAACTATTGCAGTTTCATTAATTGGTAAATTTAATAGTTTATATTTTTTTCCGCTTTTATATTTAACAGGAGATTTTTTAATCCAACCGCGTTGTAATAAAAACGCTTCATAAGTTTGCGAACTATTCGGCATAAAACCATTTTCGATTGCTCTTGCAAACAATTCTTTTTTTACTTCTAAATAGTCTAAATCTAAAGCGATTGCAATTGCTCTAATTACGCAGTCGCCGGCGGCGTCCATTTTGCGTTTACATTCGTGGTACTTTGAGCGTCCACCGTCGTTAATTTTAAATTGGTTTTTCATAGTGTTTAGTTTTAATTAATTAAATAATATATGCAAATATACAGATTGTTTTAATATCTCACAAGTTTATTAACATTTATTTTTGTAAAGTTATTAACAATTTGCTTTTAATAATTAACAAAGTATTATTTAAACACTTCTTTTAAACTTGATTGTTTGTTATAGTAAGCCATTAATTCAATATCATTTGTTGAATTTTCGCGAGGTTTTCTACCACCCATTTTAACAACTCCCTCTATTTGCTCAATCCTTGCGTAAATTATTCCGTCGAAGCAATCCCAAATAATTAATGGGTTTGTTTTCTTATCTGCTAACTTTAATAATTTTCTACACGCAACAGGCAACGGATACGCTTCAGCAATGTTTTTATTTCTTCCTTTTACTTCAGCATAAGAAATTAATTTTTCATCTTTGTAAATTGTAAAATCTACATCATTTTCGTTTAGTTTGCAATAAGTCAAATTAAACTTATCGCAAAAAAACTTTATACAAATTTCCTCGCGTTCTAAATCTTCACCTGTTTCAAATCTCATTTTAGTTTCTGTTTATAGATTTCTATTATTTCTTTTAATTCGTCTTTAGTCCATTTTTTAACGTCGTGTGCAATTGCTTGTAATTCCATTAATTTTTGCGCGCCTATTCGTTCTTTTATTTCTACTTGATAATTCAACAGATTACCGCTCAAATATGTATTGCAATGTTCACATTGCAGGTGTACGTTATCCTCGTTAAATCTTACTGCCGAATGTCCGCCCTGCGAGTAATAATGGCCGGCGTTTTCTTTTTTGCAAGGTTTGTTACACGATATGCAATTTAGACCGTTATCGCGGTGTCTTATGTAACGATTAAAAACTTGTTGCGCAATCTTTAAATAATCGCTAGTTGTTTTAAGTTCTTCGACTAACTTTTTTTTCTTCTTGTTCCACTCCTTTAGTTTTTGTAATTCAATCATTTTTTTAATACACTCATTGTTTAAACAAAACTTTTGTAGTGTGTTAAACGGTGTAAATTCTTCTTTGCAGTTAAAACATTTCTTCATATTAGAATAAACTTATTTGATTTTGTGCAACATTTTTCCAAGCGTCTGCGTTAAATTTTAGTATGTTTAATTCTTCGTCTTTAATTTCGGACGTATCTCCTATAAATAAAAACGAATACGCGGGGCTATCTCTTAATTTTCTTCCTTTTAATTTACCGCCCTCTTCGGAAGATTTTGTTATTCCATTAAATTTATAGTCTTTGTCATTTAGTCGTTTTTGAACTAGTGCAGGATTAACGCTTTTAACATAAAGTTTTTTATTGTCTTTTGTGTATAGTTTATGTAAATATTTTGCTACTGCAAAACCAATTCCTAATCCTTGAAAATCCGGTAAAACTACACTTCTACTTCCACGATACGCATTTTGTACCGTTCCGCTAGGCATAGGCAAAAAAGCGTAAAAACCAACAGGTTTATCATTCCAAGTTACGCAAAAACATTTTGCCGCTTTGTTTAAGTCTTCGCTTATATAATGGTGTTGTTTGAAAATGTTCCAAGTTTCATATCGGCATCGAAATATCGAAAGTTCAATGGTTGGTCTGCTTTGCCTTCGGCATTCGTGCCTTTCAACACGCCCTTTAAGTGGTGAGTAAGTCCAATCAGGCAATAACCACTCCATAATATCAAAGTGACAGGAAGCCAAAACAATTTTTTTGTTGTATTTTCTAACGTGTTTTTGTAGTGCAAAGGACATAGATTTAGCCACGTCGCGGTCAACGACAGACGTATATTCGTCAATTAAAACTACTTCGCTTTCTTTTGCTTTTCCGATTTTAAAAGCCAATTCAGCGCGATATTGTTCTCCATTGCTCAAAGTATGAAAAGGTCTTAACCACGTTGGAACACTACTTAATCCGATTGCGCTTAATAACGACGTTGCCTCTTGTGGTTCTAGCCAATCAAAATTTGATATTAACGCTTTTTCAAAATCAAATTTAATTGTTTCTATTTCGCCAAATTGTTTTAAAAGTGTTGTTTTACCTGTTCCGCTTCCACCATAAATTACGCCTATGTTCCAATCAAAAGTTTTGCATAATCCAAAATTCATTGCAATACTAACTGAAGTTTCTTCCGTGTTTTGAATGTCGAAAGTATCAAAAACATATTGAGTAAATTTGTCGTTTATTATTTTATTAGTTAATTTAATTTGCTTCATATTTTTAGTTTTAAATGTTTTTTTTTGTGTCAGTTTGTCCAACTATTTTAAACGAATGAATTTTAATAATATTCATTTTTTTGTAAACTTGTGCGCCTTCAGTAAAAACGGCTTTTTTAATCATAACTTTTTTTTTGCCGTCGTAAACTTCCAAATCGCCAAATAAAATGTTTTTTCTCATAACTCGGCGTTGTTAAATTCTATTATTTTTTTTAAATCTTTTACTTCCTGTTTCAACTCTAAATTTAAATGTTGCAAATCAAAATTAATTTGTCTAGCAACTCTAAATTCTTTTTCTAGCGTTTGATAAACAAACATTGCTTTTTTTATTTCGTACAAACTTTGCTCCATTGACGTTATTAAATCTGTTCTACTTGAATGTTTCGTTTTTATTTCTTCAATGCTTATTTGTAATTTTAAACAAACGTGATTTAAATTAATTCTGCTACTCAATAATTCAAGTTCCATATTATTTTATTGTTGGTCTATGTTTGTCTAAAACGTCTTTTCCGTAAACTCTAAATCCTAAACCGTAATTGTATTCTAAATAAACAGGGTCGTTTAATCCTGTATGCTTTCCGCCTGTGTCTATGTCTTTGATTTTTTCAGTAGAAATCCAAGTAACGTATTTCATAACGTCGTGCTTAATTAGTCTGTGAACTACTAGCATATCGTCACACCTATTTAAAAATGCTTTTCCGCCCTCAATATGGTCTTTTAACGGACTTTTTAAATGCCCTTTAAATTCTCCTTCTGTGTAAATATTCGAGTTTCTGCCGCTCTCGGTGTTTGGGTGTGTATTGATATAAACGGTCATTCCTGTTTTGTTTACAAATTGTCGTGCGGCGTTCATAAAGTTGTAATTTCCTTCGTATGTCATATTGCGGTCTAAACCTGTAAATGGGTCTATTAGTGCAACGTCACATTCGCTTTTTTCAAATATAGCAAATAATTCTTCGGGTTTGTATAAACGGTCGTTTTTAACAAATGTAAAATATTGCTCTAAATAACTTGTGTAACTAACGATTTGTTCGTGCGTTAAAGTTTTAAATTGTTGTCCCGAATACATTTGTATTAAATCTCGCAAAATTTGTCCGTGTTGATTTTCACCGCTCCAAATAATAAATTTCAGTTCGTGTTTTAATGCTAGTGCTAAAAAATACCAATTTATGAAATAAGTTTTTCCTACGTTATCGTGTCCAAGAATAATACAAACTTGTTTTCTTTTAAACTTTAAATATTCGTCAAGACCGTTCTCAATTTCTAAACCGTGTTTTATTTTTCCGTCGCGATAGTTCAACAAGTATTCAATCGCTGAACCTGTTTTATTTAAAGTATCCATATTTTTTTGCTTTTAATTCTTCAGGACTTATTCCTTCGTTTATCGGTTCGTTTTTTTGTAGCCATTTACACGCAGTCAAATATAAACTTTTGTATTTAGTGTTTTGCTTGTAATTTTCAATGTCGTTTAAAACATTGTCAATCTGTGTTTGTGTATTTTTCTCTAGCAACTTTTTTACTTCATCATTTGAAATAGATAAATGCGCGAAGCGCCTATATGTATCTTTAACACTTACACTTACACTTACACTTACAGGCATTTTTGCTATCGGTTTTATGCGTTTGCTATCGTTTGCTATCGTTTGCCATCTTTTGTTTGCGCCTACCTTTCCTGCTTCACTTCGTTTTTGTTTCTTATCGTCCCATTTTAACAGGTCGCGCTTTAGACTTTGTTTAATCGGTTCAAATGCAATTTCAGTTATTAAATCTTCGCACGTTGGATTAAAATCATTTACATAAAGCAATATGTGTTTAAACAATTTTCCGGCTTGCTCGTCGTTTAATTTTTGTATTGTGTGCAATATGTCGCAGTACAAAACAAATCCTTTTTTTTCTTCAGCCATTAGTAAAAATTGTTTTTAATTCTTTGCTGAACTTTGCGCAAGTCACTTAAATTTTTTGCTTCTTTAATCTCATTTCTTAAATCAACTTGTGGACGGTCTAAACTCAAAAGAAGTTTGTAATACTCGGTGTCCGATTTTAATTCTTTGTCGTTTACATCAGTTAAATTTTCGTAAGTTCTTAAACCGTGTAAAATTGTCGCGTGGTTCATATTAAATAAACTACCTATTCTTTTAAGCGTATAACCGTTTTTTCTTAACGTGTTAAACAAATAAATTCGTTTGTGTACTATTTCGCGTTTGCGGTTCTTAATGTTTAAACCGTCTTGTTCTATTATTTCTTTTATTAGTTCTATCATTTTTATAGTTTTTACTTAATATTTATAATTTTTATTGTAATAATCTTCACCGCTAAACCAATACTCGTAATCCTCTATTATTTGGCTTTTCTTTAATTTGGCTCCGTGTGCTTCAATTATTTGTTGTTTTTCCATTTCTTTTGCTTGTTTAATTAAGTCTCCAAATATCCAATCAAAAGCGTCAAACTTATCTCGTTCAATCATTTGTTTATCCAATTCGTGTACTAACCAATCTACTGCCGTTTCTTTCATTTTTCTATTTGTTTAATTTCTAAAATAATATCGTCGTTTTTCTGTATTAAGTTCTTGACGTGTTGAAAGTCGTATGCTTGAACTATTCGTGTTTCTAACTTCATTGGCGCGCCAACATACGCCCAAGTTTTAAATGTTGCTTTAAATCGTTTCATAGGTTTAAATTTTATTTGTTCGTTTTTTTTTATTCTGCATATTTCTAAATAAAGGTGTAAATCAAATGAACCGCGCCATTGTCGTTGCCACCAATCCATTTGCTCGTAAATTGTTCCTGTGTTCATAGTTCGTGATAAAAATTATAGTTACTATCGTCATTGCTAACTTTCCATTCCCAAAAATCGAAGTTTGATAAATCGCTATTTATTATTTCTTGCATTTCTAAACGCAAATCTTCTAAAATACGAACTCCTAGAACGTGCGGTTGTAAATGGTCGTCAGTTTCAATTATCCATTTTTCGCTTACTTCAACATCAAGTTCAATAAATGCAAACTCGCTTACTTCGTCATAGTCGTTAAATTCCCAAGTACCTGCAATTGAGTATTGCCAACCTGCAAAATCGTATGTTAATTCCCAACCTCTATTCCATACTCCTAAATTTCTATTTTCCATTTTGTTAGTTTTAAATTGTTTATTTAGTTAAAAATTTTCTATTTGGTCTTCTAGTTCTCTTATTGCGTCATCTATGTTCGTGTCGAACTCGTCAGCAAAATTTTCCATTTCGTCGGTTTTTTCTTGAAATTCGTAACCTTTTTCGCTTTCCTGCCATTTTTCGCTTTTTTCGTCGAAGTGTTCTATTCTTGTTTCCATCAAAGATTGTAATTCTTCTGCTATTTGTTCTTTTAAAAATGTCATTTTGTCAAGTAATTTTTGAACTTCTTTTAATTGTGCTTTCATTTTTTTTATTTTTTAAATGTTAAATTAATGTGCGTTAATCAAGTCGCACCCCTTGTTTTTTTTATTTTACTTCTATTATTTGGAATGCTTCAACTCCTGTCCAACCTGTACCGCAACCTATCTTGTTTACGTTAAATTTAAGTAAATCAACTCTACCTTTATTCCAAGCCGGTTCATAAATACATTGAACTTTTTTTGTATAAACATCGCCAAAATAATTAAATGTTATTTTTTGACCTTCTTTAATGTTTAAAATTTGTTCTTTTGTTAGTTTAAAGTTTTTCATAGTGTTTGTTTTTGTTTTCGTTAATAATTATATGTAAAACTAATGTTTATTTTAATAACTGCAAACTTTTTTAACATTTATTTTTATTTTTTTTTGATTATTTTTTAAATTCCTTGTAAATACTACGTTC